GTATTTGGCGCTGCATCCTCGTCACACGCAGAAAGCAATCGGAGGGTGTCCTCGTTATGTCAGACGGTGAGGATTTCCCCTTGTGGGCGGCATACATAAAGATAAGCTGAAGGAATCCGGTACGGGCTCTTTTTGCTGTATGGGAAAGAGTTTTCTTGATATTTGGTACATTTATTATCACATTAAAGCTTGCTATTTAGAGCGTTTAGAGTGATATATGTAATGCGCGGGGCACCCGCCCCTCGGAATCAAGAAAAACGGAGGATGCGAATATGAAGCTCAGTTACAACATAACGGGAGCACAGCGCAAATCGCTGGTGGGGGCAATCAGCACGGCGCTTGACGCCCCAACCAAATACCTTGGAGCCCCAACCTTCGCCTACGAGGTGGGCGGCTATCACATCGACAAGGCCGGCACACTCACGGGCCCCGACAACCTCGACTTGGAGGATGCCCTCCACCAACAGGGATTTGATGTGGATGGCGACACTCGCCACTACGACGAAGCCGACACCTATGAAAGCGGGCTTGGTGGTATGGGTGCGAATCCCGCCTTCGAGGATTTACGGATGGACGGGCGTGAGGAACTGGGGCTTGGGCGTACCCGCCGAGAGGACTTCCAAGGTGAAGACGGGATGCAGTCAAGTGATGTGCCGGAACCCTACGAGGACATCGGACTGGTGATTGAAATGTCGCGCTCCTCCTTTACCGACACGGCACTCGACAACCTCCAGCGGCTGGTCGAAAGTAAAGGCAGCCTCATAAAAAAGGCTCTCGGTACGGAAACGCTCGAACTTGAAATAACAGATGATAAGGTGGGATTTCCATGGTTCGGGGATGGCACCGATCCAGACGCAGTTAAGGCATACACGCATTTTGTCACGGCCCTTTGTGAAATGGCACGGGTACAGAAACGAGTCACCGCCAAAGAAAAAGAAACGGACAACGACAAGTACGCATTCAGATGCTTCCTTCTGCGGTTGGGTTTCATCGGAGCAGCATACAAAGAGGAGCGCAAAATTCTGCTCCGGAATCTGACAGGCAGTTCCGCATTTAAAACTCCGAAAAACGAGGTAGTCGGCGATGAACAATAATTTTCCTTCAAGAGAAACCGTCGAGCATATCCGTAAACAATACCCGGTCGGGTGCCGTGTAGAGCTTCTCCGCATGGACGATCCTCAGGCGCCGCCAATCGGTACAAAGGGAACCGTGCGGTATGTAGACGACATCGGCAGCTTGGGGGTTGCGTGGGACAACGGCAGTTCGCTCCAAGTGGTCTATGGCGAGGATTTATGTCGAAAACTGGAGGAAACCATGTGGAAAGAAGGAAGCCTGAAGATTCACGACAGCGTCTTTCATTACTGGATGAAGCAGTACGGCGAGGGTTCGCAGTTCGGCATCGAGGGCGGCAGAATCAGCAAGCTGATACTCAAACGGAACGGTGCCATCGTGTGCAACTACGACAGGGGCTGGGATGTTGAGCCCTCCGACCCAGACACACAGCTTGCCCTTGAGCTCCTCTTGCACAACGAAAACCACTAAACCTACGCTAATAAAATAGCCGAGGACACCCCGTCAAGGGGCTGTCGCTCGTATAGATAGATTTTGACAGGCTGCCGATGGCGGTCTATTTTTATGCTCGGAAGGAGGCGGTATGATTGCGAAAACTAAAAAGGTATGCGCCAACGAAGTTCAAAGCGTCTGATTCGGTTTACGATAAAGCCGCCGCCGACTATGCCGTGGCCTTTGTCGAAGCACTCGCCCATACCAAAGGCACTTGGGCGGGCAAGACCTTCGAGCTGATTGATTGGCAGGAACAGATTATCCGAGATGTGTTCGGCACCTTGAAACCCAATGGCTACCGCCAGTTCAACACCGCCTATGTGGAAATCCCGAAGAAGATGGGCAAGTCTGAACTTGCGGCCGCTGTCGCACTGCTTCTCACCTGCGGCGACAACGAGGAACGTGCCGAGGTCTACGGCTGTGCCGCAGACCGCAATCAGGCGTCCATCGTTTTCAATGTGGCGGCGGATATGGTGCGACTGTGCCCAGCGCTCTCAAAGCGTGTCAAAATACTGGATGCAACAAAAAGGCTCATTTATCAGCCGACCGGGAGCATTTATCAGGTGTTGTCCGCAGATGTTGGCAACAAGCACGGCTTCAACACCCATGGCGTGGTATTTGATGAATTACACACTCAGCCGAACAGAAAGCTTTTTGATGTCATGACCAAGGGCAGCGGAGATGCAAGAATGCAGCCGCTGTATTTTTTAATCACCACCGCCGGGGACAACCAGAACAGCATCTGCTGGGAGGTACACCAGAAGGCGCTGGATATTATCGACGGCAGAAAAAGCGATCCTACCTTTTACCCGGTCATTTACGGCGCCGACCTGGAGGATGATTGGACAGACCCCAAGGTCTGGAAGAAGGCGAACCCCTCCCTCGGCATCACAGTCGGCATGGATAAGGTCAGGGCAGCTTTTGAATCGGCAAGGCAGAATCCCGCCGAGGAGAACAGCTTCCGGCAGCTTCGGCTGAACCAGTGGGTGAAACAAGCCATCCGCTGGATGCCTATGGATAAATGGGATGCCTGCGCGTTCCCTGTGGATGAAAAGTCGCTCGAAGGTCGTGTCTGTTATGGGGGGCTTGACCTCTCGTCTTCTACGGATATTACCGCCTTTGTGCTTGTTTTTCCTCCTACCGACGAGGATGATAAATACTGCGTTCTGCCGTACTTCTGGATACCGGAGGACAACATCGATTTGCGTGTTCGACGCGACCATGTGCATTATGATCTATGGCAGAAACAGAGCTACCTACTTACCACCGAAGGCAATGTGGTGCATTACGGCTACATTGAAAAGTTCATCGAAGCCCTCGGCGAGAAATATAACATACGTGAGATCGCCTTTGACCGCTGGGGCGCTGTGCAGATGGTGCAGAATCTCGAGGGCATGGGCTTTACAGTCGTCCCTTTCGGTCAGGGTTTTAAGGACATGTCTCCGCCGACCAAGGAAATCATGAAGCTGACGCTGGAGGAGAAAATCGCTCACGGCGGCCATCCGGTACTACGCTGGATGATGGACAATATTTTCATCCGTACAGACCCGGCTGGGAACATAAAACCGGACAAGGAAAAGAGCACCGAGAAAATTGACGGTGCTGTAGCCACCATTATGGCCCTCGACCGGGCGATTCGTTGCGGAAATGATACGAGTGAAAGCGTATATAACACACGTGGATTGCTCGTTTTTTAATTGGAGGTAGATGCCTATGAATATATTTAGCGGACTGTTTCGCTCTCGCGGCAAGCCTAAAAACTTAGGCGGCAGCACTAGCTTTCTCTGGGGCGGTTCATCATCAGGCAAAGTTGTCAACGAGAGAACAGCCATGCAGATGACCGCAGTGTACTCCTGTGTGCGCATACTGGCCGAGGCCATTGCCTGTCTTCCACTTTTTGTCTACCGGTATGGGGATGATGGCAGTAAGGAAAAATGTTTAGAGCACCCCCTGTGGCGGGTTCTGCACGATGAACCAAATCCGGAAATGACCTCGTTTGTATTCCGGGAGACCATGATGAACCACCTGCTGCTGACGGGTAACGCCTATGCACAAATTATCCGCAATGCCCGCGGCGATGTCGTAGCACTCTATCCTCTGATGCCTGACCGTGTAACAGTGGACCGGGACACGCAGGGACGGCTGTATTACCGCTATCGTAAAAGCTGCAGCGATGCGCCTGAAGTCAACCAGAAAAAACCAAATGATGTGATCCTCGCACCAAGCGAGGTGCTGCACGTTCTCGGTTTGGGTTTTGACGGTCTAGTCGGCTATTCACCCATTGCGATGGCAAAAAACGCTGTGGGACTTGCTATTGCGGCAGAGGAATACGGAGCAAAGTTCTTTGCCAACGGCGCAGCGCCAAGCGGCGTATTAGAGCACCCCGGAACATTAAAAGACCCGGAGCGCATAAGAGAAAGCTGGCAGTCTACCTTTGGTGGCAGCGCCAACAGCAATAAAATTGCTGTCCTGGAGGAGGGTCTCAAATACACACCCATCGCCATCTCGCCGGAGCAGGCACAGTTTTTGGAAACACGAAAGTTTCAAATCAACGAAATCGCCCGCATTTTCCGGGTGCCGCCACATATGCTGGCAGATTTGGAAAAAAGTAGCTTTTCCAATATAGAGCAGCAGTCACTTGAGTTTGTGAAATACACACTTGACCCTTGGGTTATCCGCTGGGAGCAGGCGATGAATAAGTCGCTCCTTCTGGAAAGCGAAAAGAAAAATATGTTCACAAAGTTTAATGTGGACGGGCTCCTGCGCGGTGACTATGTCGGACGCATGAACGGTTATGCCATCGCCAGGCGAAACGGCTGGATGAGTTCAAACGATATCCGTGAGCTTGAAAACTTGGATCGTATTCCGGAGGAACTCGGAGGTGATCTCTATCTTATCAATGGCGCTATGACAAAGCTGCAGGACGCCGGCGTCTTTGCAAAACAGACACGGTCTGCACCTACAGTAACAGTAAAGGAGGACGATAATAATGGAACAAATAGCGCGGGCAGAAATGCACCAACCCACTCAAAGTAACATGCGCGATTTGCCAGCGGGTGCCACCCGCAAGTTTTGGAGCTGGGCGTGTGATGAGGGTTCCGGCACCCGGACTCTCTATCTCGACGGCGTAATCGCCGAAGAATCCTGGTTTGATGATGATGTCACCCCGAAGGCCTTTAAAGCAGAGCTTTATGCCGGCGAGGGTGACATTGTCATTTGGCTCAACTCCCCCGGCGGGGATTGTATTGCGGCCAGTCAAATCTATGCCATGCTTATGGACTATCGCGGGGACGTGACTGTCAAGATTGACGGCATCGCGGCAAGCGCCGCTTCGGTCATCGCTATGGCAGGTACCAAGGTGCTCATGGCGCCGACAGCTCTCATGATGGTGCACAACCCTTTGACAGTGGCCATCGGAGATAGTGGGGAGATGCAAAAGGCCATCGCCATGTTGGGCGAAGTAAAGGAGAGCATCATCAACGCCTATGAGATCAAGACCGGGCTTTCAAGGGTACGATTGTCTCATCTCATGGATGCGGAGACCTGGCTCAACGCCAATAAGGCTATTGAAATGGGCTTTGCCGATGGGATCTTAGAGGATACAAAGCGAGGCCACCCGGAAGCCATCACATTCGCATTTAGCCGCAGGGCGGTTACCAATTCCCTTATGAGTAAGCTCATACCGAAGCCGGAGTCGAAAGTAAATACCGGCATATCCATTGAAGCGGCCATGCAAAATTTGCAGGCTCGCAAATACATTTGACGGAGGATATATTATTATGCAAAAAGTACTCGAGCTGCGTGAAAAGCGCGCAAAGGCCTGGGATGCTGCAAAGGCATTTCTCGACACACGCACCAAGGACAGTGTCCTGTCTAGCGAAGACAACGCAACCTATGAGAAGATGGTGGCAGACATCGACGTCATGGCTCGCCAAATTGCCATTGAGGAAGACCGGGTGGCAAGAGACGCCGCAATGGCACAGCCCACCAGCACACCCATCACGGAAAAGCCCAGCGCACGGGGCGGAGACCCCATAAGTCCCAGGGCGACGGCAGAATACCGGGAAGATTTCCTAAATCTTGTGCGAGGCAAAAAGCCTGTCCATAACGTCATGGAGGAGGGTACAGATTCCACAGGCGGCTATCTTGTGCCCATCGAATTTGATACGAACCTTGTGAAGGCTCTAAAGCATGAAAATGTAATCCGGCGGATCTCCAAAGTCATCACCACAGCGGCGCCCCACAGGATTAACATCGCACTGACCGATGTGGCTGCAGACTGGGTGGCAGAGTCCGGTAGCTTTACACCCAGCACACCTACGTTTAATCAGATCTCTTTGGATGCCTACACCCTGCGGGCGGCGGCACTCGTGTCGGAAGAGTTGCTGCAGGATTCTATGTTCGAGCTGGAACCTTACCTCATCGATAACTTCGCTTATGCTTTTGCGGCAAAGGAAGAGCAAGCCTTCTGTGTCGGCACCGGAGAGGGCCAGCCCACCGGCATCTTCACATCAAAGGGCGGAGATGTCGGTGTAACTACGGCGACGGCCGGGGCAATCACAGCGGATGAACTCATCGACCTTACGTATTCCCTAAAAGAGGGCTACAAGAAAAACGCTGTCTTCGTTCTCAACAGCGCCACTCTTGCGGGTATACGGAAATTGAAGGACGGAAATGGTGTATATATGTGGCAGCCTTCCCTGCAGGCCGACGAGCCCGACAGATTGCTGGGCTACCCTGTATATGTCTCCCAGTATGCCCCCACCATCGCCGCCGGCGCCTTCACTATAGCCTTCGGTGATTTCCAGAACTACTGGATTGCCGACCGCTGTGGCAGGACCATCCGACGGGCAAATGAGCTGCATATCGCCAACCTGCAGACTGGTTTTTATGCTTTCCAACGTGTGGATGGAAAGACCGTACTGCCTGAAGGTATCAAGCTGCTCAAGCAGCACGCTTAAGGGGAGGGTTTCGCTATGTCATACAACGCAAAAAACTACACCGAACAGGGCGGCGAAAAAACCGTCATCGGCGGCACATTGGAAATTAAGGAGGGAGCCTCGGTAACGGGACTTACCTCCACTGCCGCACCCGCTTCCGAAACGGCACTGGGTGGCGTGAAAGCAACAGCTAAAAGCGTCGGCGACACCGTTGAGGTGAAAATCGGGACAGACGCAAAACTCTATGTGCCAGCATATCCCATTATGCCTGAGATGCCGGTGGCGGCAAATCAAACGGATAGTGAAGCTACGACAATAGCTGGGCTGGTCACGGACTTCAACGCCCTGCTTGCCAAGCTAAAATCGGCAGGGCTGATGGCGGCAGACGAAGAATGACCGAAAGGTGACGGATGGCATGACAACAGATAATCTTCTTCCAAAGGTAAAAGCAAACCTGATCCTGGAGCATGACGCAGATGATGGCCTTGTGCAGGCGTACATCACCGCCGCCGTTTCTTATGCGGAGAGCTATCAGCATATTCAAGAGGGGTGGTATACAGACCACCCCA